GCCTGTAGAGAGATCAAGAATATCTGCGACAAGACTCCGTGCATCGTCGAGACTAAGGGTGGACAGGTCCATCTTAGGAACAGGTTGGTGCTTGTCACCAGCAATCGCGACCCCAGGGCATGGTACGGCGAGAGAGAGGAGGCGATCGATGCCAGCGCTGTCCTCGAGCGTTGCCTGTTCTTTCGTGTCGAGGAGAGTCTGTGCGTCAATGCCGGCCGCGCGGCCGGTTTTGGCCTGAACGAACTCGGAGAAGCCCTGTTTCAGCTTATCAAGCGGGCAATGGCTGCGGAGAAGGAGGAAGGCGAGGGCATGAGTGGCTACAGGGGCGAGTCGGCGCTGCGCAGGCAGGAGACTCGCTACGGAGCGTATGGGGAGCAGATCATCGCAGTGGCGAACAATGTCGGGGTACCCGCGCTGGTGCCCACTGTGGATGTAGTGCAGGTGGACGACGATAGTATGGAGGAGGACGCTGTGGTCTTGATCGAGAGCGAAAGCGATGACGGAGTAGTGCGCTCGCCAGCGAAGAGGGCACGTACGGAGTGAAACTCATTTTTGAAAAATTGTATAGATCGTCAATTCGGAACGCGAAGATTGGATCGGCAGAATGCGGACCGAAATTTAGAATACGTAAAACGTTGATTACATGAAGCGCGATCGTTCTTCTGCGTTTCCGACTGAAGATGCGCGCATTAAGCGTGCGATTGCTATCAATAGCAAGATGCGTTCGAGATTTCCTTATAGCAAATTTGGTACGGCACATTATCTTCGTGGCAGCCCCCAGAGCCTTAGGACGTTTGGTCCCAGCTATAAAGAAGCTTCTATCGCGCAGCGCGGAGCCCGACAGACCATGGGATTTACCGGACGCGGAATGTACATGGGAGGGAAGGGCGGATATTGGGGCCGCAAAATTGGCGGGTGGTTCGGGAAGGCCGACCTTGGGGACAGAATCGGAGATATTGGCTCCAGTATCGTCTCTCAGTTCGTTCCTGGAGGATCCACGGCAATGAGCGCAGCTCGTGCTGCTGGTCGCGTGTTCTCTGGACAGGGCTCTTATACCGCGAACAGCCTTGTCGCTGGAGGCGACCCGATTCCCTCATTCGTCGCTACCCCCGATGGTGCATCGGTTGTAATTTCCCATAGGGAATATATTGGCGACATTTTTGCCCCACCTTCGAATGCTACTTTCCAGAATTCTGCATTTAGTGTTAATCCTGGATTGGAGCGGACCTTCCCCTGGCTATCGCAGATTGCCCAGAATTATGACGAGTACACAATCCGACAGCTCATGTTTTCTTACAGGTCAACCGTGTCTGATTTTGCTGCTGCTTCTGGACAGATTGGTCAGGTGCTTATGGCTACGCAGTACAACGCTGCATCTGAACCATTTAGCGACAAGGCAGCCATGATGCAGTACGATGCATCGATGTCGACGAAGACGTCTGAGTCGATGATCCATGGCGTAGAGTGCGACCCAACGAAGTTGTCTGGCCCGAGGGGCAAGTTTGTTCGCGCGAATCCTGTTCTTGTCGGGCAGGATATCAACCAGTATGATCACGGCTTGTTTAACATTGCTGTCACAGAGACTCCCCCTGGATATGCGAATCAGGCGATGGGCGAGTTGTGGGTTTCATATACCGTTGAGCTTCGCAAGCCTAAGTTCTTTGTCAATAGGGGTCTTGGCATTTCCAGGGATGTGTATGTGTGCGAGACCAACACTGATACCGCCCAGCCTTTTGGACTTACATCTAACCCGTCGTACCTGCTTATTGGGCAGCAGAATAATATTGGCACGTCCTTTACGCAGAGGGACCCTCTCGCCTCTACTATCCCAGCGGGACTGCCTGCTCTCAACGGAGACTCCAACAACAATCTTTTCCCTGTTTCTGGCGGAGGAGAGGTCGCCGGATTTTCCGTTACTTTCCCCGCAAATTACACCGGCACTCTGCGTGTTGTTTGGCGTCAGACTAACACAAGCCCGGGTTCTTCTCTTCAGTCTGTTTACGGGCAGGGCAATATTTTCCGTATGAATGATATTTACGCCGACGGCAGCGATACCTGGTATAGTTGGTCTTCCGGAGGCGTTGCAACTCGTTGCACACTTCAGGTTCTCGACATCCGTGTCGATAATGCTGCCAATGGAGTAGATAACGTTCTGTATTTTGTGGAGCAGGGCGTTACTAACGGTCTTCAGAACGTTATGTTGGACATTTCCGAGTACAACGCAGGATTGTCTTACAAGCAGGACGGCACACGTGACCAGTTGATTTTGGTCGATCGTTCTGGCACTGTACAGAATCTTTAATTTATCTTCGATTTTTGACGGTTTCTCTCTTGAAGAGTTTTAATCCGGTATAATTAGATGTAAGGTAGCCCGCGGCCGCGGAGCGAAGCTGAGCTAAAGCCCGAGGAGCAAAGCGACGAGCGGCGACGCCAGCGAAGATTCGCGTAGCGGCGCGGCGTTACCGTGTTGACTCACGTCGCGGCCCGACTGTTGTTTATTTTTTAATTAACCCCAGTATACAATTTTTGGCGGGAAATGCCCGATCCATCCAAGGTAGCTAGTTAGTATTACCTAGCAACCTTGGATGGATGGATGAAGATCGCCAGATCGGAATCCCTTTTCCTGATTTCAAAAATGTTTCGCCGTGCCCCTCGTGAACCTAATCTCGCCGATTACCTGCGCCGTTATCCCCACGATCGTGATCGTGCTGAGCAAGAATTTGCTGCGGCGCTTGTACTATGGCGTCGTGACTGGGACCCCCAGGCAATGATTGAGAGGCAGCGGGCCGCTGCCGACCTTCGTCGTCAACGCGATGCTGAGAAGCGTGCGCTTGCCGCTGCTGCCGAAGAGCGAGCAGTACTGAAGCGACAGCGACTGACAACTTACATAGCATTAGTGAACGAGGCACGGCGGAAGCCGGTCGAACATCCGTTCGATTGCCCTTTGCTAATGGAACCATTTCTCGATGTCGAACAAATCAATGAGTCCTTGGACAGAGGTGTTGTTCCACCCGAAGTCGCGGTTACTAGTTGTGGCCACTTCTTTGACCTTGCTGCCCTGGAAGGGTGGCTTTTGAATAGCGACGGAGATGTGGTGAGGACCGATTGCCCGCTTTGCCGTGGTAATGTGGTTCCCACTATAGTGCTTAATTGGAGAGAGATATCGATCGGTGGTGGTCTTGATTGATCGTCTTGAAATTTATTTAAGATCGACAAGAAAAAGTGGACGCGTTACAAAAAGTGCAATCTTTTGTCGCGCGGACCAAAAATTGCGCATGGCGAACGACCAGCCAATACTTTCGCGCACCGCGCTGTCCGGCTGTGGAGATGCCTCGCAACGAATCTGCTCAGCAGAAACATTGGGCGGTGACTGTTAATGGAGCCCGTGCGTTGGAACATTATTCCGAAAACCCATTTGAGGTCCTCCTCGTCGCCCCCGAGGGCGCGCGCCACTCTGTTAAGTGGTATGTGGGCCAACTCGAGAAGGCACCCACCACTGGCAACCTGCATTTGCAGATGCATGTGTGTTTCAACAAGAAGGTTTCTCAGAAGCAGGTGCGTGAGTTCTTTTCCGAGACCAATTGGTCAGGGTGCCACGTGGAGGCCTGTATGGACATTGATGCTCATATGGAGTATGTGGTGAAGGCCGACACAAGAGAGGCAGGCCCTTACAGGTCCCCCGGTGCTCCCAAGGAAGGTGGCGCGGTCAAGGGCAAGCGCTCCGACTTGGAGATTGCCGTCGAGGCAATTGAGGGTGGCGCTACTGTGGAGGACATGTGGCGTGAACACGCTATCATCATGGTGAGGAATCATCGTGGGCTCGAGAAGCTTGCTCTTCAGCGTGGCAAGGCGCCTGCGAGACCGGATTTAGTCACGGTGGTCCTTTACGGGAAGCCCAGGACTGGAAAGTCTACCATTGCTGCCAAGCTGGCTGCTGAGCTCTTCCCAGAGAATGATCCATTCTATAAGCCTATCGGCAAATGGTTCTGTGGTTACCACGGGCAGGAGGTCATTATCATGGACGACTTCGATGGCAAGGGCCAGGCCTGTAGAGAGATCAAGAATATCTGCGACAAGACTCCGTGCATCGTCGAGACTAAGGGTGGACAGGTCCATCTTAGGAACAGGTTGGTGCTTGTCACCAGCAATCGCGACCCCAGGGCAT